ATGGCGCAGGCGCGCACATGCGCGAAGCTGTGCGACTCCAGCGGGCGCTCGAAGAATACCGCCGGATTGAGGTAGTAATCGGGCGTGGGCGTCCATCCACGCAGCCCGAACGCCCGTTACATCGTGATTGACGGGATCACGAACCCGCTCGACCTGTACTTTTTCCACCTGCAATACCTGACCCCGCAGGGCAGCCCGATGATGGAGGTTCGGAACAACAGCGGGATGGTTTCTATTTACGGAGCCAAAGAAGAGCTGTTGACCGGCGGTACTGCCGAGGTAGAGAGTTTCAACGCAAACAACAGCGTGAGAAACAAGTTTGTTTGGGCCTGGTTCGAGGACGCGACGGCGCGCGTGTTTATGCTTGAGGGGCACGCTTGGCAGAACGGGCGTGGGAACATAGAAGTTATCGACAGCGACTTCTACGCGGTAGGTATCGGCAACCGTTTCCCTCAGCCGACACAAGATCAAGCCCACTTCATCAAAGAGTACACGCGGGCGGGTGTGTCTTTCGGTGTTGATTTGACATCTGAAGCCTATGACGGTATCGACCACCGCGCTTACATGGGCGTCTACAGGACTACTCCATGAAGGCGCAAACAGACCTCGACGACCGCCCCGTGATCGAGTCCATTTAGACGCCGTGGTAAGAGACCTATCGGAGAGCTGCTATGGGTCCAGAATTTCCACTACAGAGAATATACGCAACCTATACTGGGTGGCAAGAAGACCCTTCTAGGTTTCAAGAGACTGGCTGTCGTTACAAAGAGAAGAAGTTTGGTCCTTCTAATAGGAAGAACTTTGGTAGGCTTAACCTGCAGTCAGATAGCCTTATTGAAATGGACGCTTGTTCGTCTGCAAGAGATTAAAAGATGGCAGATCAAATAGCTGAAGGTGAGTCTGCAGCTAGCGTTAGAGCTAAGTTGAACGCAGCTTTAGCGGCTATAGAGACCCTGCAATCACAGGTTTTACCTGATCCAGCTTCTCTTGAAGATGGAACTATGGTAGTGGTACAGAACGGCTCATGGGTTATCGTAGATAGACTAGAGGGCGGAAGATGATCGACACCAGTAAAATGAGAGATTGGGTTAAAGTTGTAGCCACAGTAGCCCCCAATATTGCCACTGCTCTAGGCACACCTTTGGCTGGGGCTGCTGTCAGTGTGTTGGGTAAGTTCTTAATAGGGGACGAGAAGGTAACTGAAGACACAGTAAAGGAAGCTGTGCTGAATGCGAGTCCAGAAACTTTAGCTAAGATTCAAGCAGCAGAAATGGAGTTCAACTTAAAGCTTAAAGAGCTTGATGTTAGTTTGGAAAAGATAGCTGCTGCAGATAGATCTGACGCCAGAACAATGCATATTGCATTGGAGAAAGATGGTATAGATTGGCTAGGGATGATCATTCTTGCTGCTTTCATAGCCTGTCTAATGTCGCTTTTTCTACAGCCGATTCCCAATGGAAACAGCGAGCTTATCTACACAATGATCGGTGCATTGCTTGTACTGGTTAAGCAGTTTGCAGACTTCCGTTGGGGCAGCAGTCTTGGTTCTAAGCTAAAGACTATGCAGATGGGAGATGTTCTGAAAAGAGGAAAAACGGATGCTTGAATCAGAAGTGTCTAATGATTCTATTAGAGTCGCTTGCGGTGTTTCGGCGGCAGAATGGCCTGATGAGGCATTTACTGCTGCCGACTTCGCTACTGAGTTTGAAAATGAATATCATTTTGAGTTCAATACTAGCTTAGACTACAAGACAGTAGCCGATATAATTAGTGAGGGCAATGATGCTGATCCCATGGAGGATGCCTATTTCCTCTTGTACTACATGAAAGAGTGGTATAAGTATTATGCAGCTGCTCGCATAGCTTATTCAGCTCACTTGAGTCTGGCTAAAAAGATCACGGACTCAGAGAATAGTATAGAGCGTTTCCCTATGGATTACGAAGCGCTGAGAAACGCTATGGCTAGATTAGCCTCTGTTGCAAAGAACAGATTTTATTTTTACTTGACAGGGGATGAACTGTTTGCACAAGGCGCGTCTTCTTCTATTTTGGGAACCTCTTCTCCTAGCTACGACCCAGTAACCGGACAGTAAAATGCCAGGGCTTTCTTTAAAAGTAGCTGCTCAAAGATTTCAAGACGAGACCTATGATCTATGGGACTCGGGCTTAGATGACTTTGTAGGCACTATGGTAGGAAGGTTGTTCAGGGTGGATAGGTTTAAGACAATCTACCATAGGCCAACCCGCCGCCAGAAGATGACCGTTAAGGACATGGGTTCTTTGCCTGATAGTATGGTTATTAGGCGTCAGCTTGACGGAGAAGTTTTTATTGTATGTGATACCAATGAGAGGGAGTTTTGGGCTGGGCAGAACTATGATAACGTAATAACTGTAAACAGGGTAGCTGGTAAAGGTTCTCTAGTAAAGGCAAGAGTCCTTGGTTCTGGGGATGACCTAGGGGCTGTCAATCTAAACCTAGAGATTCCTACTTATTTAGATTTCGAGCTAAGAACAGCTACTGATGAGCCAGGAACTCAGGACATATTTATCGGTAACTATATAGCAGTTTTCTCTAAGAACGCTGCTGATGCAAGACCTGGAGATTATTTCAAACTAGGTGATGATACTTATAGAGTTGATTTGCTTTATGTAGACTCTGGTTTTCAGCACGCTCGGGTTGTTAAAGAACCTTTCTCTTATGTGACTGCTAATTACAAGCTTCATACTGGTGGAAGAGCTTATGACCCCAGTACTTCTACTTATAATACCGGAGCAGCAGTAGATAGAGCCGTTTCTATTATCATACCCAATATAAAGAAAGAGCAAGATGCTGAAAGAGATTACAGGCAGGTAGTAGATGCGTTCATTTATAAAAGGCACATAGGCTTTAGACCTAAACTACAAGACGAATTACAGGTTGATGGAGACACTTACGAGATAGTGGAAGTCACCGAGTTCGGTGAAAATGATCAATGGAAACTTAGGCTTAGTAGATAATGAGAGTTAGAAAGACCCCTATTGTAGACGGTAAGTATGCGAAAGGCTTAAAGAAAGCTCAAGATAATAATGAGACTTACCTTTTAAACCTAAGCAGCATGTTCAGATTTGTCGGTAAGCGTGCTTTAGCCGCTGGGGCAGCTGCAGCGCTTGAAGCCGCTATAGATAACACTGTTGTTGATACGGGTAGAGCAGCTTCTAACTGGAGACTGTCTGCAGGTAAGCCCTCTGGGATGGCTATGGGTAGTCTTGAAAGCTGGGGTGGAGAGAGGTTCGATACCAATACAATTAAAAACATCAAGTCTAACTATTATGGATATAGAGGTTCTGATAGAAAACCTATAGACGGTGGAACGCTTTCTAGTATGTTAAAAATAGGGAAATTGGGAACGCCCTCTTTGTTTCTTTATAACCCAATAGCTTATGGAGTTAAGAACCCAGACGGAGCTGGAAGGTCTTATGCTGAAAATGCTTTTAGGTTAATGGGAACTCCAGCACAGTTTGTGGGCGCTAATCGTCAGGTAGTTGAGGTCGGGCAGATGGCCGCGTTGCAGGCGGCTAGAGAAGCGGCTAAAATCGTGAGAGCTGGCGGGCGGATACGCGCATGAATTTGGCCGAAGCTAGACAGACCATCGAAACATATCTGAACACGAATTGGAGCCACACTCCTATTGTGTGGGAGAACACGGATAGTTACGCCTTCGATGGCTCCCAACCTTTCCTCCCCTCTGGAGACGCCCACTACCTCCACACCTCTATTCGTTGGAACGGAACCGAACCTCACGCAGTTCCTGCTGACGGGTGTAAAATCACAGAAGGCGTCCTTAGCTTTAGAATAAATATAAAGAAGTCTATAGGCACCAAATATTTAGAAGAGTACACCGATTACTTGATGGGCTTGTTTCAAAGTAAACCAGTCTCGTCTGTCGATGGCTCTGTTAGGTTTCAAAATACGTCGTCCACTGTTGAGTATAATACAACCGGATGGTACGTAAGAGAGGTTTCTTTTAACTTTTGGTTTACCTATAGCTGAGGTATAAAATGACTTGTGCAAGTTATGGTTCTTCTTCCAATACCGCTCTCTTTTATCAACTAGACGCGGACCCTTCTGCTGCGATTCCTACTGCTCTGACTTGGGCTCCTGTACCGTTCACCAGTGAATCTCTCGATGCGCAGCTTAGCTCCACGATATCTGAACAGATCACACCACAACGCTCTTACGCCAACTCTAAACTCTCTCAGGGTGAGGTAGGAGGTAACGTCGGATACGAAGTTTTTGCTGGCACCTTCATGGAGAACATGTTGATTGCCGCTTTGCAGGCTAACAAAACAATGATTCTCCCTGGGGACACCCGTGGGGCTGGCAATTGGGCAGACGCTGAAGCTCTGACGAATGGTTCTACTAATCATTGCTTGATGTTCCTGAAGAGAGTGCAAAACGCGGCTGGCAATTACGATATGTACATCTATCGTGGTTGCCAGATAGGTTCGCTCTCTATGACTATTGAACCAGGGAACCTGATCACTGGTGACATTTCTATCATGGGTACTGGCCTTGGTAACGGGGCTACTGCTGTCTATGAAGACGTTGCTCCAGACGGTGGACCTCTCGGAGTAGGCAAGTGGGAGTGGGGTACGCTTGGAGAAAACGATCTCATGTCTGGTGTTGACTCTCTGAAGAACTTCGAGATTCAGAATTCGTCTGGAACCGATCTAGGAATTATTCCTCAGAACGTCAGTATCACTATCGACAACCAGCTGCGTCAGCAGTTCGGTGTTGGCACTGGCAGCATCTACGCTGCAGGTGTTGCTTCTGGCAGATTCATGACTTCTTTCTCTCTGTCAGCTTATTATGCTAATCCCGCTATCTTTACTAACTTCACTCAAGATACTGAGGTAAAAGTTGTGTTTGGGTTGAAGGACAGTTCTGGTATTGGCTTCGATGTTCTGGCAGACAAATGTAAGATCACGTCTGGATCGTCCCCGATGGCTGGTGGGCCTGACCAGGATCTTTTGATCTCTACAGAGATCAGAGCGTTCGAAGATGACACGCATGGTACTGTTAAGTTCACTCTTGACTTGACCACGTAATCGCGGCATCTGCCGTATAACTGACCCCCGGCAAACCGGGGGTATAACCCCTTGGAGACATAACAATGTCGTTTGATCTTGAAGAAATCATTGTAGATGAGAAGCTAGCTAAAGAAGGCGTTTGGTTTGACTTCTACGGTGATAGTAAACTTCTCATAGCTTCTAAAGAGAATGGCCTCTATCGCGCAGAGATGGCTAAGCTCGCTAAGAAGTACGAGCTTCAGTTGAGCCGTAACGGAGATGACTACGATAAGACTCAGCTAGTGACCCGGCTTACTGCAGAAGTGACTGCAAAGGTTCTTCTTCTTGACTGGAAGAACATTAAGTGGAACGGTGTAGAAAACGCCCCCTATACGTGGGAAGCTGGGCGTGATGCCCTGCTCAAAAGCTCTACTCTGTCTGAGTTTGTGACAAGTAAAGCTGAAGACACCTCCAACTATAAGGAGGTTTTGATTGAAGAAGTAAAAAAGCCCTCGAATGGCACCTCTCTTGGGGACCAGCCAAAGATGTCTTGATCCTTAGCTATGAGCGTACAGGGATTGTACCTCCGGCTTGGGAAAACAAACCTGAGATTACTCCAGAGGTAGAATTCTATCTCTGGAGTTTTAATACGTTAAGCAGGTATCGTGTTAAATCTCTAGGTGGAATGGGAGGAGGCTATGGGTCTATCACTTGGGATATGGTCCGCGACTTTTGTACATTGGTTGGCTTCAGTAAACCAGATGAAATTTTTCTGATGCTGGAAGTGATTGCTGCTTGTGATCAAGTTTATCTTGAGTATCAAGCTAAGTCAGCTGAAAGAAAGGCTAAGTCTCAAAAGAAGCCGATAGGAAAAGCGAGGCGCTGAAGTGGCATTTGAAATCCCAATTGTATTTAGTGCAGAAGGGGAGGCGGCAGTACAAGCGCTGCTTACTTCTTTCACTAGAGACGCTAAGCGCCTATCTGAAGAGCAGATTAAAGGGATCAACCAAGCTGCGCAGGCTGCGCAGAAGATGGACCTAGTCAGTGATAAGATGGAGAAAAACAGCAAGGATGCTGGGAAGGCCGCAGAAGATGCGGGAAACAAAACATCTCAAGCTTCCTCGCAAGCTAGTAGAAGTGTAGAAAGTCTTAACGCTGAGCTAGTTAGACATCTAGGACTCTTAAAAGAGTTGGGAGCTAGTCAAGCTGCTATTGGCCAGATTGCAGCTGGTGGTACTTCGAACGCTTTGGGGGGTACAATAAGTGCTGATGAGCGCAGAATAGCGCGCTCTCTGCAAGACATGGCTGAATATAACAGGGAATTACAGGCTCTCGCTAACAAGTTAGATGTAGCTAGAGAACGGCAAAGAGGGTTAGGCGATGCGATGCAGAAGCAGGAGCTTGCTACAGTTCGTATAACGAAAGCTAACAAAGCTTTTAATGCCGAGATGTACGCTGCTGCCCAAGCTGAACAAACCTCTATCATTAGAAAGAAGGCATCTATTGACGCGATAGAAAGACAGAATAGGGCCTTAGCTACGGCTACAGCTAAGAACCAAGAATTTTCAGCCGCTTCAGCACTGGCTACAGAACTTCAGAAACAGGAACTATCTACCAAGCAGCAAACCGCTAAGGCTCAGGCTACACTAACTACACAAATGAGCGCTGGGGTTGCTAGGCTTAATGAGTATAAGGCAGCAATCGCTAATCAAAACGAAGTCCAAAGAACTCAGATACACTCTCTCACAGCAGCAACCAAAGCCGAGCAAGAAAGACAGAGAGCACAGGACGCATCAGCTGCTAAGTTAAAAGCTTACAACGCTGATAGAGAAAAACAGATCTCCATTGATCAACAGCTTCTTAAGTGGAAGCAAAAACTGACAGCTCTAGAAGCTGCTGAAGCATCTTCTGTCCGTGCAGCACGCGCGGAATACGAGAGAAAAGCAGTAGCCGCAGGCATCCTTTCAGCAAATACCTCCCGAGCTGCAGCCGCAACGGGTCTTCACGCAGCCGCACTCGCCGTCGAACGCCAAGCCATGGCCGCAACTCGGGCCACTATGTACGGCTTGGGGGCCTCCATCGGTATCTACACCGGGGCGACGCTGGCCCTCGCAGCCGCCGTCTACGGCTCCGTGCGCGCCGTCAAAGAGGCGGTGAAGGTTGGGGCCGAGTTCGAGGACGCACTGGCGTCTGTGGCTGCTGTGAGCACCACAGCGGCATCAGGCACCAACGAATACCAGAACACGCTCACCAAGATCGGCCAGAAGGCCGTCGATGTGTCCTCCACGTCTCGTTTCATGGCAAGCGAAGTCGTCGCCGCCATGAAGGAACTTGGCATGGCCGGTCTTGATGCCGAGCAATCTATGGCTGCCGTAGAAGATACAATGAAAATGGCAGCTATTGGAGGAATTGAATTTGGGCGCGCTGCCGATATTGCTACAAATATATTGTTTGGCTTTAGGCTCGGTATTGGAGATCTTGGTTATGTCATAGATGCAATGGCCTATGCAGTAACTAATTCTAACCAAACTATTGAGCAACTTGGTAACTCTCTATCGTATGTAGCTCCGGTTGCAGAATCCTTTGGCTTGGGATTGGATACTGTTGTAGCGGCTACAGAGGTACTTGCTAACTCAGGTATTAAGGCAAGTCGTGCAGGTACTGGTCTTCGTCGTATTCTTCTCAGAGTCTTCGAACCTGTAGAAGCAGGTAAGAAAGCATTTGAAAACTTGGGCGTCTCTATGGATGAGAGCCTTGGTGGTGCTGATGCATTCATAGATTTACTTGAGCAATTATATGCAGCGACTGGAGGAGTAAACTCCGGTGTGGGCGAACTGGCAAACATCGTTGGTGTTAGAGCTGCACCTGCATTTATCCAGTTAGTTAAGTCAGTAGGTCTCGGAACTAAGTCTATCAGGTCTCTTAAAGATGAGCTAAGTGAGTCAGGAGTCTTGGGTGCTTCTGATGACATGTTCAGAAAGGTCAGTGATACACTGAAGACTGATTGGCTTGAAGCTCTTGGTGCTGTTGAAGGCGCTTTTGTCCAAGCGTTTGACTTTATAAAAACAGATTTGCGAGACGTTGTACAGAGTATAACGGCCACTATTAGAGCAATTACCTTTGACCCTTCAACCATACACCAACTTACAGAAGGGTTTAGGTCTTTTGCCATAACCCTAACTAACGTAGTACCACAGATAGTCGCATTCTATGGTGCCTATAAAGCTTTACAATTCGTTATAGCAGGAGGGAAGGCTTTTTCTTCTGCTACGACCAAATCTGCTGCATTTTTTGCTCAAATAAAAAGCGGTACAAAAGATTTAAAGAAGTCTTCTACTATTGTAGACCAGTACGGTAATTCTTTAGCAGCGATAGACAGGAACGCTAAAAAAGCTAGTTCAGGCATAGCTCTAATAGGAGGTAAACTAGGCAAGCTAGCTAAATCTTTCGGCGGTATCGCTGCTACTGCTGGAAGATTGGTTGGTTGGACCTTGGCTTTGTCAGCTGTTGGTTTTGTAGTAGGCAAACTTGGTGACTTGGGTAAAGCTTTCGAAGGTAATGCAGAGAAAGCTGAAAGACTGAAGAAACAGTTCGAAGAACTTTCTGAAGCTCGTGATACTGCTGGGTCTTTCGAAAGACAAATATCGCAACAAACTTCAGAGCTGCAAAACTTAGAGAAAGAGCTTGCGTTAGCTCAGGAAAGACAGGATAACTTTGCTACTCCTGCCAATACAGCTAGGATACAAGAACTTAAATCTGCAATCGCAGAAACAAAAACGGAATTGGCGGAATTTACTAAGCAGTATGAGTTGTATAATTTAGCTGCTGAAGAAAAAGATTTACAAATAGAGCAAGAATCTTTCGAAGCTAGAAAGAAAGCTTTGCAGGATCAAACAGATCTGTATGAAGAACAGCTTAATACATTAGAGGCGGTAAGAAGAAAAATAGATCTTTTAGAAACAAGAAAACCTGAGGGTTTTGTTTCAGGTAGAGACCAATATTCTTCTTCTGAAGAGCTTGAAGAGTTAAAGACTCAACAGGAAGAACTAGAATCACAGATAAGCAGAACTAGTACAGTTATACAGAATCAACGCCGGTCTCTGGAGATGTCTCGACAGGTGATGAATTCATCTGTCGAGGACTTGAATGCGCTCAGGGAATCTCAGCAGCGGTACAATGTTGGTACTGCACAATCAGCTAAACTCATACAAGATAGTATAGAGATTTTTACTAATAAGGCGGCAGCTGTACTAGAGCTTCAGGAAGCTTTCGATAAGTTAGGACAAGCTGCCCCTAGCGCCCTAAACGGTATTATGCAAGCTCTTACTGCTTTTAATAGCAGTATGAACAGCGTTGACGAGTTACTGGCTGAGATGGGCAGTACTGTGGGTAAGATGGTTAACCTACAGTTGGGTATAGGGGTAGATAGCTATGCTGCTGGGGCAGATGATCTTGAAGCTCTTAGTAAACAGTTCGGCAATATTACTTCTAAACTCACTGAGTTTACAAACAAGGGAATTGAAGCTAAAGACGCTTTAGCAGATCTTTATGGAGATAATCCTGAGCTTGCACCATCTTATGCAGCCCAGTTAGAGGAAGAGAACAAAGCTCTTGAAAGTCGCATTGCTTTGATTAGAAAGCATGGTCAAGAAGAAGGGGCCTATCTTTACGAACAGCAACAGCTTAGAGCAAAAGCTAAAGAAGATCTTGCAGTTATTAGCGATTCAGAGAAGGCCCTGCTCGATCTTGCAAAAGAGCGGGGTACCCTTGATAAAGAGCAGGTTGGAATCCAGAAGACGGCCGAGGAACTGAGAACTGGTATTAATGCTCGCCTAGATCAAGAGCTTCGCTCTTTGGAGTTGAAGAGGGAAGAGAATAAGGTCATTGCTGAACAGAACGAGCTTAGTAAAGTTCAAGCCAAAGGAGATGAGTCAAACACCTGGGCTATAGGAAAGCGTCTTGACTATCTAAAGAAGATGGCCAATCAATATCGAGTCAATTATGACTTGGTTAAAAAGATATATGAGATGGAGTCAGCCTCTGGTGAACACCCGGATGCACAACCTGGACAACCTAGGTGGGTAACGGACAAGAGTAACGGCAGAAAGACACAGGTTTGGGGGTCTTTCCAATTTACCACAGATACCTTAAAAACCATAGAAGACGCCGATATATCCAACTTTGCTGCTGAAGCCGAGACTCTGATGAAACATATCAGAAACCTCGGCGATCAAGGAGTCAAAACACTACGAGACTTCGCCATAGCGTATTACGGTGGTATGGGTACCTTCGAGGCGTGGCAGAAAGCAGTTGCTAATGGTACAAGAGAAGCTTTTGAAGAAGGTAATCCAGATACTACGGCATACGCCGATGCTTTTGTAAAACAGTTCGGAGAAGCTACTGACTCTATAACTGGCCTCACTGATGAAGCTGTAGGCGGACTAGACCTAGTAACTACTGAGACTGGCGATGTATTAGAGGAGATGGCAAAAGCCGCTGATGACATAAAGAAGAAGTACCTACCTGAAGATTACGCTAGAGAATATGCTGACTCTATGCGGGAAGTTATAGGACTTCTAGTTCAACTAGGAGACTTAACACCTGAAGAAGGTCAGCGCGCTCTCATCGCAGTTCAGCAAGAACTTAACGATAAGCTAGACGAGGGTCTGCTTAAAGTTCCGACCATGCAGGAGATATGGTCTGACACGATGAAGGATATGGCAAAGAGTGTTAGGGATACTTTGTCTGATGCCTTCTACGACTTGTTCTCAGGCTCTCTTAAGAGCTTGAAAGACTTTGGTAAGAAACTGAAAGAGGTATTCCTGAAGATTCTAGCTGACCTTGCATCTCAAGCCATGATGCGCCCCATCACCATCATGATAAACGGGGTGTTTGGCGGGATGCTGGGAGGTGGTGGTCAAGCCATGGCTGCTCAGGCGGCTGAAGGTGCTGTCAAGTCTTCTGGCACTGGCGGCTTCGGCCTTGGCGGCATCGGCCGTGGGCTCATGAATCCTGGCGGGTTCGACTGGGGGACTGGGATCGGCGGATTTATCGAACGCGGCCTCTTCAATACAGGGATGTCAAACGTCGGTTCGTCCTGGGCAATGAACCTGTCACAGATGCCTAACTGGGCATTCATGGGGGGTGGCATTGGAGGTTCTTTGCTATCTTCTTTATTGTTCAAAGGCAAAGGTTACAGTGGTATTGGAGGCGGTATAGGCAGTGGGCTAGGATCTATCGCTGGTGGAATGATGCTCGCCCCGATGCTAGGCCCACTTGCCCCGCTTGGACCAATCATCGGAGGGCTGCTTGGTGGAGCCGGTGGTGGTTTCCTGGGCAGCCTATTCGGCGGCGGCAAACCGAAAACGCCTGCTGTCAACGCATCTATTAGTGGGGGTGATTTGTTGCTAAACAGGTCTCCGTCTCTTAAAGGTGAAAACCTTACCCAAGTATCACAACAAATAGATGAGGCTAACCGAGCTTTTAACGATCTAATTAAAACCTTTAGTGAGGAAGGTCAAGAAGCTGCTAACAACATTGGTAAGGATTACGGTAAATTTGACCTAGATACCGGGTTCCTTAGCGATGTTATCATCGACTTCTTTAAAGAAGGCATCAATGCAGCAGCAGAGGCTGGTGATGTCAGGGCTGAGATCCTTAAGAAATACACAGAGGATCTAGAAGGAGAAGACTTCGCTAATGCTATTCAAGCTACTCAGCAATACATAGATCAACTGCTTGCCGATGTAAATAATCTGAACGGATCTGTTATTGGGGATATGTTAGGCTTGACTGGTAATGCTGATCAAGACCTTAAAATATTTGACCAGTATGTTCAGAAGTTCTGGGAAGCTGGAGACAGCCTAGAAGACGTGTATCAGAAAGCCTCAGAACATTTGAAAGGCGTCTCTGTAGCAATCGACGCTGCTCTTATTTCTGGCGTGAATCCTGATGACATAGATTTCGGTTGGGCTGACTGGGCAGCTGGGATCATAAAAGAAGTAGCAGATAGCATAGAGGCAGTTCAATCGGGAATCCAAACGTTTGTTAACGAATTTCTTACAGAGGAAGAGAAGAGAGACTTTATTCTTAAAGGGTCTCGTAAAGAAATAGACTCTAAGTTTGGAGCTGACTTCTTTGAGAAGAACGACATCACTGATAGAGAGTCTTTCACAAACTTCGTAAAGAACCTTGATCTGACTGATGAGGCTCAGCTCAAACTTTACACAACTATCATGGAGAATATAGGGGCGTTTGACGCTTTCTTCGACGCCATGGAAGATGGAGGGGAAGAAGTTCAAAACGCTCTGTCAGATTTTGCGGAAAGCATCAATAAATATATTGATGATGTCGTGGCTGGTAAAAGTCCAGACATGCCTGAGATAAGCAAGGATGCGATAGATGAAGGTAACAAGGGCTTCATGGACTGGTTGAAGGAGGATAACGACCCCAGTGGCGCTTTCGACAGATTGAACAAAGTCTTTATGGAGTGGGGCATTACGCTTCCGAAGACCAAAGACGAGTTGCTTAAGCTTGTTAATTCTGGCAAGCTATCTGCAGAGCAGATAGCCATATTGTCGTTCATGATTGACGACTTTGAATCCATGTTTGAAGAGCTTGGACCCACACTGGAAAAATCAAAAGGAGCAGTAAAAGATTGGCTAGATAACTTAGCTAAGGGTATCGTTAGTGAGGCTCCTGATCTTGAAGGGATGGAAGATATCGGTGCTCTAAAAGACTGGGCCAAAGGCACGGAAACAACAGAAAAAAGCCTAGCTAGGTTGAAGGCTTTGTTTAAAGAGTGGGGCATGGAGCTGCCTGAAACTCGTTACGCTCTTCAAAAGCTGATAGATTCTGGTAAACTGACAGAAGACCAGATGGCTATCCTGTCCCTAGTTTTGGGTGATCTATCTGCGGTATTTGGTGACGTTGCTTTCAGTGCTGAAGCAGCATTGACAGACATGCAGACGCAGATCGGGGACTTCAGGAAGCAGATTTTGGAGTTTGGTTATTCCGATGAAAAGCTTTACAAGATGCGAGAAAAGGAAATCGAGGATCTTACCAAGAAGTTTATTGAGACAGAAGATCCTGAAAAGGCTAAGGAAATTTTCGATGAGATAATGCAAAAGTCTATCGATCAGTGGAACTCTCTGACCGAAGACCAGAAGTGGGCTAAGCGAGATGAATATCTAGCTTGGTTGGATGATTTGGAGAAGTGGGGCAAAGAGAAATTTGGTGAAGACTTTGATGTTGACGAATATCTTGATAAGAGGAAGAAAGAAGAGGAAGAGAGAAAGAAGGCCGAACTTGAAGCGCCTCAAATGCTTAAGGACGCAGCTATAGCATTGTCTGATGGAATAGGCGCTCTGCTGGAGGGCTTTGCTAAGATTCTTGAAGACATTAACCCAGATGTTTCTAAGGATCTTAGAGACAATAATGCCGGAGGTGACTCTAATCTGTCTAAGGCTATCGACAGCTTAGCAACGGTGGGAGAGAGCTTGATGGAAGCTGTTAGCGGTATGGCAGAAGCCAATGCCAACACAGCTAAAGCCATGAACGCAGCTGCCAGTAAGATAGCTAATCAGAAAATCACTGTTGAAGTGGTCGTGAGAAACGGCGGCAAGCAAGCTAAAGTGGGTTTCTAAATGGAGAGAGCACTAGACCCTCAAGTAGAACAAGCGCTCTACGATAACGAAACTACCCCTTGGTACTTGATTAAAATAGATTCGAACCAAGGGGCCTTACGCTTTTCTACAGCTGGAACCATATCTCATAGTGGGTATACCTGGGTAGGTGGGCCGAGCCTAAGCTCTCAAAGCTCTGGTGACTGGACCTTAACTATCCCAAACGCTGACGGACAAGCGTTTTTCTTAGGTGTCAATGATTCTGCCTATGGTTCTCCAGTTACTGTTTGGGCTTTAGACGGGGGTGGAAAGACAATCATCTATACAGGGTTCGTAGGGGAAGCAACAAATATGTCCTACGAATCTGTAGCTTTTAACCTGTACTCCACTAGCCCAGTCTTTAATCTTTTACCGAATGTTTTCTTAAAACCCCCGTTCGCTAACTTCTCTATTCAACCTGGGACAGAAGTTTCTTTTGGAGGGCAAACCTATATCTTGGAGCCTGAAGAGTGAGCGTATTAGACACGCTTATAGGTAACAACATAGATCAAGACTCTAGTTTTGATCTGGAAATAGGTCTAATACCCTCTAATGTATCCGACAATGACGGGGTCGTTAGAAACAGAAAGCTGTACACAACGCTTTTTACCCTATTCGAAATAAAAACAATAGACATTAGTAAAAATACTGCAGCGTCTATAGTCTCAGATTACTTTGATAAACAAGGAGAGTATTTTGAGTTTACTTTTCCTCTAGATGGAGAGACTTACAACGTCAGATATGTTGGAACACCGACTTCTGTTGAGGGTGAGGGTGTTGATTCTATCCAAGGCGGCAGACGAGTAGTAACTTTTGATCTTATAGGGTACAGATTAACTCCTCCAGCTGAACCAGAAGTAACAGATTTTCCTTACACGTTAGTAGAGGGTACGCTTTCTTCTGGCTTAGAAGATGGTGTGAAGTTAGACTGGGGTGATGGCCCTTTAGGCTCTCCTAGAACTAGGAGGCTTTATGTTAATCCAGTCTATAATTTTTCTTTTACTATGGTGTTGACTCTAAGTGAATGGGAAAGTTTGTACGCTCATTATAATTACAACGCAGGCTCTAACTTTCTTTTTACAGACCCAACCACAGGGGATTCTTATCTAGTAGATTATACAGATAAGCTTTCATTTAAGGTCGGGGAAGGGTTTAACGAAGAAGGACAATTTATAGAGGCTAGCATCAATCTTTCCGGGTACCTCTACGCCTCTGCAGAGACAGGCAGGTGGCTTCTTGCTGACGGTTATTGGGATGACGGCGGATTGTGGGACGACAGTGCTGCTTGGCCTTTGGACTAAATTATGGCAGACGTAAGAGACTTTCCTGACTGGGTACCGCCAGACGACACGACCAAAGGTCGTGGCGGCGGTGGCGGCGGAGGCGGCGGCGGAGGTAAGGACAAGTCTACAGACAAGAGGGTTGCTGGATACGCAACTAGGTTGCCTATTGTCTATGGAACACAGCAAGTACAAGGAAAGTTACAATACCTAGAAAAAAGTTCTCTTGGACTCTCCAGCACTTTTTACTTTATAGACATACATTGGTGCGAGGGGCCTGTCTATCAAATAGTCAGATACTTCGATGGTAATGCTTTTTACGAGCCTGATTATTTTAATGAGTACTTAGGGGAGGTATCACAAGACCCTGATCCTGACCTTGAGCGGATAATCGGTAGTGAGTATAAAGATAACTTCGTAAGTGAGGTAGCTGGGAGGACAGTAACTTCTTGTCATACTGTATTTAGGCATAGACCTAGTCATAAACTACCAGACTATTATGCTGAGATCAAAGGCTGTAAAGTTTACAACCCTCTAACAGACGAGACTCTTTGGAGCAACAACCCAGCTCTATGTGCCGGTGATTTCGTACTTAAAGCAGGGGTAGCGGTAAACTGGGAAGACAGTACTCAAGCTATAGAAAGATGCGCTGAGCTTCTAGACGATGATAACCCACGTTGGACTATCAACATAACTATAGATAAGACAGCTACACTACAAAGCCAATTAGAGTTTTTTGAGAAGTGCGGGCACTTCATGGCTGTTCCTACTTCAGCTGGTATAGCGTTCGTAGCTGATTACGTACCTACAACTTATATAGTCCTTGATCCTTCTAGAGACATGGTCAGGGAGTCTTTAAAATTAAACCGTAAATCGATAAAGGATAGACCCACTGTAGTAGAAGTCACCTACACCGATTTAGCTCCTGATGAAGAGAACGAAGACCCGCAAAAGTGGGGTACCAAGAGCTACGTAGAAACCCATCCAGGCGTAATTTCAGGAGACCTTATCTATAATAAAACTTCTGTGAATATAGCAGAGGTTCATAACGAAGCTGAAGCTGTTCGAGCAGCAAAAGAATTGCTCAATACTTACACATTGAGAGCCTTAGAAGGGGCTGTTACTTTAAGAGACATTGGACTTAAAGTATTAGAGGGCTCTGTCATAGAGTTTCCTCATCCGCTAGGTTTTGATAATTTTAGGGCTAGAGTACTAAATAATACTCTTACCAGCCCTGGTAGGTGGTCTACAAAGTTCGAAGAGTACAGCGAGGATGTTTACTCAGATGAGGTAGCTCCTGTACCAGATGACAATAAAACAAACCTGCCTAATCCTTGGGATGTTGTTCCTCCAACTAACATAGTGGTGTCTGAAGTACCCTTTGTTCACACATCTGGGGAAAAATCAGTACAGTTAAACATATCTTGGGACAGTTCTAACTACCCATACCCAGCAACTACTAACTTAACCATTAATAAAGGTGGTTCTCTTTTCGAATCATCTAACCCTAGGTTAAATGAATATACAACTAAAATAGTGGAGATCGGGTCTACTTATACAATTAACCTTTCTACTGTGGCAAATGCAAACGGAATAGAAAGTGATTTAGAAACAGTAGACTACATTGTTCAAGGTATAGACTTTATCCCTGACAACGTAGAGAACCTAGAGGTCAGAGTCATAGGCGGAGAGGTGATAGCCTCGTATGACTATCCCCAGTTTGACGATGATATATCAGGGGTACGCATTAAGTTCGTTCCTATTGGACAGACTTGGGAAGATGTCAGCAAATTTATCTTTGTGGACTCAACAGCTTTCTCAACAAGGAGCGTAGCTGCTGGTAGATGGCAGTTCATGATAAAGACAGTTGACTCTGCTAAGCAAGAGGCAGCTGAACCAGTCGTCAAAGTTATAGACATAATCTCTGACGGGTCTCAATTTTTTGTTGGGGATTTTATCTTTGGTTACGATCAGGTAAATAGCTCCAATATACATGTTTCTAATCGTAGGCAACTTGGAACTTATTATATCTCATCGACTGGAAATACAGTTGAGTCTCTGTTTCCTAACTTAGGAGATAACTATACAGATAACTCAGCGTATTACGATACTGCGAATGTCTCTGAGTTTGTTAGCGATATCTGGGACTTGGGGGCTATATCTGACGCAGATACATACGCTGGCACGTTCACAGCTGACTTTTCAGGTGTTGTTGCTTTAGACTCTGGTGCTACATTCACCACTTATATTGATACTAGTTTAGATGGTAACTCATGGGAGTCTTATCAAGACACAGAGATAGCAGCAGCAGAAGCAGGATTCGTAAGGGTTAGAGTAAGAGCTACTAGCTTTAATGGTTTTGCTATAACCAAGCCTATTTCTATAAAACTAGACGTGGTCACTAAAAGAAAAACAGGAAGAGCATATGCTCAGCTTACCGGCCCTACTAGAGTCATGATTGGAGATAACGTTGCTTTTTATAATGCCATATTGATGCAGGCTGAAGGTCTAAACGAAAGGAAAATGCGCTACGATACTCCTGTCACTGGTGCTGCAGGTGTGTCTTACGTCGATTTCTACATGTTCGACGCTGCCGACAACCAAGTGGTCGGCGGATTCTCTTACTCAATCGATTACGTGGGGTGACAACGTGCTTAGCGATGAAAAACAGGCAGCTCTGATTTCTTGGGGTATCAAAGACATGGATGATATTGTCGATGTTAACGTGGAGAAGATGCAAATTATCTACAAGGATGGATCAGTAAGAACAAAGTGTGAAGTTTATACTAGAGTTATGGGTTATCATAGACCCACTAACTTCTTTAATCCCGGAAAATTAGAAGAACACAGGGAACGGGTTTTCTTCGAGGAAAAGTAAATGGCTTACCCAACTCCTAATTTTAATCAACCAGACTCTACTACTCAGAGTCCAGCTGAATATGACGACTCTATCAGGTATAATATAAACTTTCTTAGAGACGTTCTTGCTCTTGGCGGAATATTTATCCACGGGTGGGATAGCGAGGCTGTCAGTGCTCTTAGTGACTACGAACAACCTGACTACTGGTTAGCCTCTAACGGGGTTCAGAGAATCAAAGTCACCCCAACATGGGGCACAACCGGAGGGCAAGCTGGAAACATTATTCAGATCTATGGAGAATATAGTTCTAACAGCGGTTCTACATGGGACTTTATTGTCGGACCAGAAAACAAACCTTACTTGCAGATAACATGGACTGCTGACTCCTTGTTTAGGCAAGCTATCTGGAGTGCTACACCACTATGAGTTTTTTCAGCGCATCAGCAGGAGCCGTAAAAAAACTAAACGATAAGTTGACTACGGCTAGGGCCAATCTTCTTGATAACTTATCTACGATTCTTACTCACACAGGTAATCTAAATACAAGACTCACTGCTGATAGAGCCGGCTATCTAGATGCTCTAGATATAGGTGTACCTGTTCAACCAAGAGTTGCGGTTTTTACCTCAACTGGTTATTGGGTAGTTCCTAACGGGGTGAATAGTGCTATCTTTACTCTTCTTGGGGGAGGTTCTGGAGCCACTTCTGGAGTTGCAGGTGCAGCCGGTGGAGTGATCTACCGAATGGTTCAGAAAGTAACTCCAGGGAACTCTATTCTAATCACAATAGGAGCAGCTGGAGCCGGTCAGGTAGGAACTAATACTTATGCAGAAGCCGCAGCTATTGGTGGCGCAACAGTAGTGATGAATATGGCTGCCTTTGGCGGCACAACAGGGGGTGGGGGAGGTTATATTGGTGTTGGTCAAAACGGAAGAAATGCTTCCGGTATTAATGGTGCTACCTCAGGATGGGGAGGCGGAGGAGCTGGTAAAGAAGTCCCAGTAGCGGAGGCAGGTGATAATGCTACTGGGTTTGCTGCTGGCGGTGGTAAAGGCGGGTCTAGTGGTGGTATTACACCCACTCTTTATAGAGGAGGGAATGGCTCTCCAGGTTTGTGCATCATTGAGTATTAATCATGGCTAGAATAGCAATTCTTAACGAAAGTAATGTTATCATCAACATTGTTGAGGCTAACCCCTCTGCCTTTAACAACGGATATATTCTTCAAGAAGATGAAGTTGTAGCAATAGGGGATCTAGTTACTCAAGGAGGAGTAGTAAGATCAGGTCTACGGTACAAGTCAGTTGACAAACTAGAGTTTATGGGACTGCTTATGACAGCAGGTGGTGTCACTTCGTTCTCTCAGATTCTAGCTGACCCTTCTTTTGCAGACTTTAAGTTGATGTATGATGCTGCAGAAGCGTTTGAACCAGACCACCCCCTTCTTGATCAAGCACTAACACAACTAGATGCTAGCGCCTACATGCCTAACGGAAAGCAAGCAGTACTTGATGCTTGGCCTAGGAAAATTAAAACAGCCGCAGACTTTCTCTGATGAAACTAAAAGACAGTGACCACCGCTGTCATGATACTCGCTGCACGAATAAGGAGTCTTGTGAGCGTTGGGTTCAACGAGAAGGGGGCGGGGCGCATACAGTTCACGCTTCTACGATGCGCCCCGCATGGCAGTGCCACGAAGAGTTCTGCGATAACGCCATACTAGTCGATGGCGTAGAGTGGCCTAGTGAAGATGAATGATATTGTCTGCAGCCACTTCCCTGTGCGACACAAGGATGATCTGGCCACCTTGCGATTGCAGCTCCTGAGCCAGCAGCATCGCGTTGTCGTCTGTCGCTGGCCCTGTCACCTCATCAAGTAGCATCAGTGGGGCCTCAGCGCCCCGTAGCGCGGCTCCCAGCGCTAGTTGCAGGCTCAGTGCCAGTAGCACGCGCTGCAGCGCTGACGCCTCGCTCACCGGCAACTGCGTGCCTCCCCCTTCTCGATAGCACAGCGCCCCGTCCTCGATCTCGATTGCCCTCAGGTCGCCGCTGGACGTGCGCGCCAAGAACAAATTGGCATACGCCAATATGTTGTTCCACGCTTCTTTGCTGTACCTTATTTTTGCTTCTTTCAGGTACTTTATAAGACTCTTAATAGTTTCGTAGTGCTCTGCCTCTTCCTTTAGTTCTTCTACCTCTCTAGACAGCATAGGAAGCCTAGCTTCGAACGGCTCTACACTATTTCTAAGCTGGTCTAGTTCGCCTTTTACTTGGTTGTACGCTAGGTATACAGTATCGTAATCTTCTTTAGCTTTAGAAAGTCTAGCTTCTTCTTTTTCTTTTTCTTTTTTAAGTGAAGCTATCTCCTCTTTACTGACTTCAGGGAGGGCATTTAATTTTTCTTCTGCTGTAGCTAGCTCCTTACTTCTGTAGGTTATCTCACTTTCACGTTCTTTTTTGTCTTCTAATCTTTCTTTCTCATACTTAATACGCTCTCCAAGCTCTGCATGTTCCAAAGCATTGCAGTAATTGTCCAGCAATACTTGCTTCTGTTGCTCCATCAAGGCTTGGCAATTGTTTATATACGTGTCCCAGTCGTTATACGACTTCTTAAAATTCGCTATCTCTTCCTTATGCAACCTAAAGCTGTTGTACCTGTCTGAGATTTCTTTGTATTTCCTGTGAGCATTCTCATGGGCTGTAGTAGCTTTAAGCAACTCAGCTTGTGCGTTATTGTGAGTGCTAGCATCGTATGCCCTTTTGCAGGTTGGGCAGGATGTTGACTTAGCAGCTACTTGAGCTGAAGCAAGCCTGTGTTTAGCTGATTCGTAGGCTTTTGCACAAGCCTCAAATTCGTCGTCTAGGCTTACCTCTAATCCGTAAGATAGATCGACATCCTCCAGCTCTCTAAGTCTGGATGAAATCTGAGCTAGCTGGCCCCTTGAGCTTAGCTGTCTCTGCTGTAGATCTTCTATCTGCAGGCGCACTTCGTTAATAAGTTCTAACTTAGCCGCCCCCTCCTTATGTTCCTCTTCTAACTGGGCATATAGATCATGGGATATATAACCAGTCTGTTCTATCTCTTGCTTAAGTCTCTCAATTTCTTTAGCGTGGGTACTGATTATTTCAAGAGCTTGTTCCCTAGCCTGCAACTGCTGTGTCTTTTCGTTAATAGCCGTAGCTACAGCCTTCGCTGTACTGGCAGTTCTGGTTTCATTTAGTAGCTTTTCTTTTTCTTCCAGTTCGGTAGTTAGAACTCCAAACCTCTCGTCCAGCTGGCTTATTTTTTCTTGTGCAGAGTCTACGTGAGCTTTATATTCTTGATATGTCCGCAATACTACCTGTAGTTTATCTGAGGCAGATGAATAATGTTGCTGACTTGACGTGGCTAGATTGATAATATCCCCAACAGTTGTTACGCCAGTCACACTATCCAGAATATTGCCAAGCTTTTCGTAACTAAGATCTAGTAGAGCATCACCCCCTTTAGCCGGCATGTGGTAGAAAGTTTTAAAAGCCGCAGCATCTAGCCCGAATATTTCAGACACAGCCTTATTGACTGCTGTGGTAGCACTAGCTACAGTTACACCGTCTTTGTAAAGATATGCATCTTTGTTGGTTCTCGTTATCTTGTACTCACCGTCAAGATAGAAATCTAACTCTATCTTAAAAGACTTCGTTCCTTTAGTGGGCAAGTTAGCTGCTGTGTGGTTTATGACACTAGAGCCATACAAAGCGTAGAGAATTGCGGTCAGTACTGTAGTCTTACCACTCCAGTTATCTCCGACAATCAGGTTTAACCCTGGCGTGAACTCAAGCTCAAGCTCGGTGTGCTTCTTGAAGTTAGTGAGACTGAGTTTAGTCAGCACTATCCACTCCTTCCAACTCTCTTAGGCGCAGCTCTAGTTTTGCCAAAGCATTCCACGCCTCATGAGCCATGTGGTTAAGCTCTGACTCCTGATCTATATCTTCCCCCATCCAACGTTTCAAGGTGTGGCGAAACTCGGCGTCTTCGTACCTTTCTTGTCCGTTAGGCACTGACTCCCAGCCCTTATCCGTGTATTTAACTGCCCCGTAGGTACCAACCTCTGAGATAGCCCACAATGCTCTAGCAAACCCTGATAGAACTAGACTTACCCTAGGTTTGTTGGCATCTAGCTTGGCTCCGAGTTCGTGCTGAGATAACCCGTTAGGGTCTAGGTTTTTTCTGAGATTACGTAGATCTTCATTAAGAGCCTTAATAACGTCTAATGCGTTTACATGCGTATCTTTCTCTATATCTATAGACCTTTGAGAAGATTCAGGCGTTTCATTTGAAACATTAGCTCTTTCTTCAATCATTTCTAACTTTCTCCAGATAGTATTTCCAAAGACCATAAAGACTGGGTGTATTCTTAGCTTTAAGATCGTTATCAATATGCTCAACAATAGAAGCTAAGCGCAGTTTTGGTAGAGTTTCCTGTATCTCTTCAGAATTATTAGTCTTTACCCTAACTCCGAACGCCCCATTTTTAAAAAGCTTAACTACTTTTCTTTGTGTCTCACCAGATTTCAAGTCGTCCTCAATATCATAGTATTGATATGTCTTGTTTTCTGGTACAGCACTAGCCTTACCTGAATACACCTGCTCTTCCTTATTCCACACGCATTGTCTGATGACTTCACCCGAAACAGTGTCAATTAACAAGGTATATTTGTCTGTCAGATTATCGAAAGCTGTCGGCCTAAATGAGCCAAGCACGATAAGCCTACCATCGAAATCTGTCTTAGGTACGTGGTCGTGACCGATGACAATATGATGGAAGGTGCTCAACAGAGTGTGCGCCTTATCTCTTTGCAAAGTCAGTTGAACATCTTCATCAGAATTAGGCATATTGTAGTTGCAGTGAAGACACAAGATTCCCCAGAAAGCCTCACCACTTTCGTATAGATCCAGCGCTCTTCTTTGTGCTAGCTCAAGAGCTTCAATAAAAAGCTTCTGACTGTAAACATGTGGCACTAAGAAGAACTTAGTTTGTTCAACTTCAAATACCTGAACTTCAGGAGCACTTCCAGGACCAACCACTAAGCGTTCTCTCATGTCTTGAGAGATCGTAGAGATGAGTTCCAAGCTGGAAAGAGAATCATTCTTATTCTCGACATCATGATTCCCGGCCAACACACGATCGGTCAGCCCCACGATCTCAGCCCCGGCTGCAACCACCGGCTCAGGGTTGGAGCTGCGGTCGAACAGGTCACCAGTGCAAACAGACAGCCCACCACTGGCTCGGTGAGCGCGCAGCATAGTGCGCAGTGCCTCACGGGTCTCAAGCTCCCTGGCGAGCGCTGAGGACGGGGTGGCGTTAGCCTTGCGAGACAAGCCGATATGTGGATCTGTGTAAATGAGAACGCGACTCATTGCGCAATGGCTGCTCTGACAGCCTGCTCCAAGGTGTCGAACAGCCTGCGCTCTTTCAAATGCAACGGACCCATCTTACAGGCGCAGTAGTACCCGTCCCATAGCTCGAACTTATAGGACAGCGGAGAGTAGAAGAGAAACCAGTATTTCCCTCCTGCCCTGTTCACTAGCCTTGCAGAAGCTAGTTGTTCCGGGCTTACGTTTGCAGAGAAACACCCTCTTAAGGACTCGTGTTTCTCACTGAACTTGCATTCTATATAGACAGCTCTTCCTTCGTAACAAACGTGGAAGTCAGACTTCTGTTGGGGCAGATAATTGCCAGCTGAGCGAGTATCGTAGAAGCGCTCATAAGTTAGCTTTTCTTTTCTCTGGATTCCCTCCAGTACTTCTTGTGTTGCATCTTCTAGTTTTTTCCAGTGGTCTATCTTTTTAACTGGCATTTAATCTTTCTCTTTCATGTAACAGTAAGTCTACAAGTTCGTCTTCTTCCTCTGTTAAATGCATAGTGTTATCAAGTAAAGATAGCCTTATCTTTAATTGGAGGTAAGTAAGTATACTAAGTAGCACCTGCTTATCGTTTAATGAGTCTAGTGGGGGCAGGCAACCGAAGTTATACATAACGACACCTACTTTTCTAAGATGTAATCAATAGTAGCTCTAAGATCTGGACTCATACTGCCTTCTTGCTTGTTCATCCATACGGCCCAACTCCTAGGTACTTCGTCTATTAGCTTACCTTTATGCTTCCCAAACGGCATAACAGAGAAAGGCGTTGGCTTCTTTAGCTGTTGCGACAAATCCTCATAAGACATGGTGAGCTTTTTCCGCATAGCCTCCATCACGTCTAACGTGGCCATCACGTCAACAGTCGCATCATGGGCACCCTCAAGCTCTTTCCCGATAAACACCTTGTAAAGATCTCCAAGCTTCCTGCTTTTCAAGTCAGGGAAGTACCTATTTGCTATCGTAAAGACGTCTATGTGGTCAATCCCCTCAAATACAGGATTACCCCCGTTACACTGGTCTATCATAGGCACGTCGAATGCTTGACCGTTCATCGTGACTAGATAAGTCTTATCCATCTCTTTCATGGTCTTAACGATAAGATTTATTTGCCATGCAATAACTGTATATAGGGGCGCAGTCATTACCTTGTCAGCAGTGATACCGTGTACATCGGATGCTCCCTTATCAATCTGCATCAGAGGGTTAACGTAAGTATTCAGGATGACGTACTTACTTTTGTCTTGATCAGTCGTGTAAGCTAGGCAAGCCTGCACAGGACGGTCCTTGTGAGGCTTTACGCCGGTCGTCTCTAGGTCGAACCCAATAAAAATAGTCATCCTACGATCCCATCCACCATGTCTAGATATGCTCCGTGAACCCAGCCACCGATTCTACCATCATAGGTTTTTACTTCAAACCAATCCTCATGGTTGCCAACGATCAAAACTTCAGCATTCTTATAGAGAATATCTATTCTGTTGTACTTAACTGAAGGGCCAGTGCGCACGTTCAGACCGTAAGCAGTTACTCTGCCTACTTGCATGTTAATACCAGATTCAGTTACTGAGTAGTCGTAAGCTGCAGACTCCACTACCTCGTTAAATTTCCTATACTCACCGTAATAATACTGAACTCTTTCAAGAAAGTGTTCTTCTACTTGCTGCCAAGTCTTTGAGACATCCCAAGGAAGAACCATCACGTCCCATTTATTTCTCTGATCAATACCCCACTTTTCTTCCACCATCCCATGATTGGCTATAGTCTTATGGTTAACGCCCATGAAATTACAACGATAAGCAATTTCAGCACAGACTCTACAGCCCAGCTCATATTGGGCATGGGTGATTGGGTCAGTTCCTCGGACAAAGGGCTTCTCTCTGGAGCCGGCCATGCCTGCTAGAGCTACCCCAACTGTCTTAGTGTTAGCACGCCTGCAGTGTGCTGCATACCGCCCATCACTGGTATTGTCGTTGTCTTCAATCTTGTTATGACCGTAGACCAACGTCAGGTCTTGATCAATAATGAAATGATAGAACTGCCTATCGTGGTTGGTAGACTTTCTATCTCCTGCAGTCCAATGTAGCACCAACCGCTTCGGGTTTCCGTTAATGTACTCGTCTTTGATTAGAAATTTCATTTCTGCTCTCCTAAATGTTGTGACCTAGTTTCTCAAGTGCCTGTTGAATAGATTCTCTATCAACAGAATCAAGTTCGATCTGGTCTCCCCAAGTATTACCTATCTCCACGTCAATCAGCAGACCCACTGGGTATCCAGGAGGAGTGATTTGCATTACATCTTTCATCTCCATCACGTAATCAACAGCCTTACTGACTGGTACCCTAGACGTGAACTCGTCATAAATAGGTTTGATGCTTTTCATCCCATGCTTAGCAACCAGACCTCTGTCCCGTATCTTCTGTCGAGCCTCCTTAAGAATATCAGCAGCAGTACCCTGAATAACTGCATTAACTAGCTGCCTTTCCATTCGCTGAACTTCTTGCTTGTCTGAAGACCACAGCTCTTTGGTGGCGTGGCGTCTATTCCCGTAAGCAGTTTCGCTGTATCCAACTTCCTTGGCCTTGTAGATTACTTCTTTCTGCCATGGCTGAATACGATTGTACATGGAGAAAGTGTTATTGAGCAGTGCCTCTGCCAACTTAATATCAACCAACAAGTTCTTTGCCAATGTGTGTTCAGTACCACCATAAGCCAAACCAAAGTTAGTTGCTTTGGCATATTTAGCTCTAACCGCATTTATGTAACTATTTAGTTTATGTTTCTTGTCTTTACGGATCTCCATAAATTCTTCATACGACATAACTCCAATTGCTGGACCATCCAGGTGAGGCATAACGGAAGGTGCGATCCTCGACCCAGTTACAGAGTGAATATCTTTTCTAGGGTTAGAGGTAAAGGCATCAAGAAGTGCCGGATCTTTGCTCTCACAAGCCAGAATCAGAAGCTCTTGGGACTGCCAGTCGATAGAAACGTAGACATGCGGTTCTTCATCACGCTTTCCTGTCGCAATGAACAAGTTCCTAATCTTGTTCTCTTCTTTATGACTAACGGCCAACACATTAGGAGCACCACCAGCAGGTCTGCGAGTAACGGTCCCACAGTTTTTAATCTGCGGATGAAGAAGACCATCTCTAGGATGAACCCAGTTTGGGTATGGCGTGTAATAGAGGCTAATGTTCTGACCAGCAGCTGCGGCTCTCATATAAGCCTCTAAAGGCTGGCGTCTCCAGTCTTTCTTGTCAGAAATATCGAAAGCAAATGCAGATTGTATCGCTTTTACCCCTGTCCCAGGGCTGCCAGGGAGCTTGTGCCTCTGTCTCAAGCTGCCTTTCTGCTTCTTGCTCCTATGCCTGATAGGTAATTTAAGTTTGCAGTACAGAAGCTCCTGCATCTGCTTAGGTGAGCCGAAGTTGAACTCATCTCCGTGCTCGCTAACCAGTTTCTTCTTGCCAGAAAAGAACGGGGCTGCAAAATTTTTCAGCGCTTCATATTCTGGTCCTTTACGTTTAGTACTTCCCAACACATGCCTAGCAGAGAATACAAGACCAGCAAATAGATGGAGCGCATTTGCTTCTGCTTCCATCTTTTTTTCTCTAAGCTCGTCAACATGGTCTTGTACATAGCACTCCCAATCCTCTACCTCTGAAGCTTTAATAGACGTTAGTTTGGGGGCACCTTTAGAGATACCTTGAGCAACTTTAGTGATATTTGTTGAAGTACTTACGAACTCAACCTCTTTGTATTCGCTTTTATGTGGCGTATAGAAGCAAGCTTCCCACACACTCTTCCACATCTCACCTTTCTTCTGATTGATGTACTGCTCAACTTCTGAAGCTGTCGCTAACTTAGCGGATTTCTGCATGTCTGCAGCTTTAGCCCGCAACTCTTCAAGCCTCTCTTTAAATAGTGTAGTTGCGGCTGCCATATTCTCTTCTTGAGAATACTTGCCAAGATGCTCAGTTAACGCATCTCCGAGGGTCTGCCTAGCCTCCGAGATCTTTGCCTGATCTTCCTCCAATAACCGAGGAATTTCTTCTGAAGCTAGCGGAGTACCAGCGATAAAAGAGTACGTGTCGTCAATGATAGGCTCTACTTCCCTACTAACGTAGAAGTCCCACATCTTTTCACATTGGAGCTGCAGCTTCAGAATTTCAGACAAGATAACAGTGACTAACGAATCATCGCAGGCATAATTAAGAACATATTCTGCGGTGAGTTCGTTCATCTTCAAACCATTCGTAGTCTCCTGATATGAAGCCTGCTTGTAATTTAAACAGCGTTTAGATAAATCCTTAAGACCGACTTCTTCATTCTCATCAGCGTACATCGCCATGATGGCTGTATCCATAGGGGCCTTAGGCCATACACTCAGGTTCAGGACAGTTACAGCCGTCTCATAAGCAGCGTTATGAACAACCGTATCTTTCTTATCGAGAAGAGAGATGATCCAGTTGCCCCATTCGATAGGAAAGTTATTAGTTTCTATGTGGTCAAATGGGATGTAAACAGTTTTCTCGTTATTTCTACCGTAGCATATAGAAATGCCTGCCAGCTTCTGCTCTAAGACATCAACGTAATCTTTGTTCTTTGCTGCAATCCGAAGGTTTTCATGCTGTTCGTTATCCGATGCTTCGTAGTCCCAAGCAACTACAGGTGATTCTAGGATTTCCTTAGCAATCTCGCTAGTTAGGCGTTGGTGTTTACTACTGTCAATCAACTCGAACACCGGCATAAAGTGCTTAATGCGCTCGTAGTAGAAAGGTATACCAGCTTCTGCCAGACTAGCCTTAAGAGCCTCGTGATCTGGTACTACAGCCTGCCATTGCGGGCGTTTAGGCTCGCCCATATAAGCCCCATAGCAGGCTTCAGGGTTGGTCTTTGCCAGACGATACCCAAGCCTCCACTCAGACCAGTGCTCAAGCAGCATCAAGAGCACTTTGTCGTCGGTTGCTTTGTGTGCTGCCTCTACCGTCTTAAAGTCGTTAGTAGCAACACACGTCTCAAGCTGCTCCAACCCCTCAATGCCGTAGCTTTCTAACAGATGTGTGAACTTGGCAGGGCCAAACCCAGTAACGCCTTTGTACCCGTCGCTGCTGTCACCACAGAGAGATTTGTGAAGAGCGATAAACCTAATAGGTGTACCTTTGTTGGTCTTCTCCCCTACGTAGTCTGTTTCGTATAGATAGGATTTCCCAGCGTGGTTGATAGAAACTTTAGGAGATAGGAGCTGGATCAGATCCTCATCACCAGTAAAGATTTCCATCGTAGCATCAAGCCGCTCCGAGAGAAGTGCTATGATGTCATCAGCTTCTTCCCCCATGACGTGAACGAACTTAGAGCCTAGGTTAAGCAGGATTTTCTTCAGTATCTCATAGGCTTTATTGATTTCTGCTCGCCTAATTTCAGAGCTTTTCTTTTCTTTGCGTGATTTCTTATAGTCTGCGAACATCCTAGTTCTGTAGGTGTTTCCTTTATCTTCTACGCAGATAATGTCTGCCGGTACTACACCTCCATTAAACAAGTTCTGGTAGAAGCTGGTGAAAACCTGATTGACCATATCAGGTGCTGACACGATAGATAGATTACCCTCTTCGTCTTCAATAGTCTTGTCAGCTACCGACCCATAACGGATCAAGATCCCTCGATAATCAATGATCTTGTAATGCTTACGCATTCTTTTCTTCCCACTTTTCTAACGCAGCTGCTGGGTAGATTTGCACAGACCCGGATTCAAATGCACTTTCAACACAGTATCCTTCTGGGTTTAGCTTGGTGCTGTAGGTGCCTACAACAGTACCGTGCCATTGAGATCCTTTGATCTTCTTAACCTTGTCACCAAGGCTAAATTTTTTGTTTCTGTCGCTCATCGATTGTCGCCGTCTCCTTGAATAACTCCGCGAGCTTTTCTTGAAGAAAGCTTATTGACATTTGTGTCTAGGATCTCTTGCATATCTCCTGTAGTAAAAGTGACATGCTTTAAGATTAGCAGGGTTGAGAGATAAATGTCACCTAACTTATATTCATTATCATCTCTTAGATACTTCTTACAAGATTCTGCAACAGTCTTAATGTTTTCAACATAATTAAAAAACGGCTGTCCATCTACTACGTTTAGCAGCTTTGGGTTTTTTTCTAACTCAGCCTGAAGAGCAGACAACCACGAATTGCCAGTAATGTTCCCGCATGTAAAGATCAAACGAACTCCGTACCAGTATACATCCCCAGCTTCCTTAAGAATTTCTTCCTCACCATCGCACTCCAACCACTCTGCGTATTCTCCAATCAAACCAAAGCAAAGGTAAGAAAGCTCGTCTGGATTTCCTGTCCCCATCCCAGGGTATACAGCAGTAGAGTTAGTGAACAGCAGGTATTCAGTCAAGTTCATTGATGAACTCCTCAATATCGATGATAGTTTGTTCTAGATAGTTGAGTGCGAAATTGCCAGCAAAGGAACTAGCCCTGTTCCTGAAGTAAGCTTCCACATTTTTCTTGGAGTCTTTAGCTTTTACCAACAGATCCTCAGCAATAAATTTTGCGAGAACAGGATCAGCTTCCGGTATTTTAAACGTTACTACCTTTTCGTTAATCATCGTAGTTAAGCTCTCCTAGCTGAGCGTCATAATAGTCTTTTAGCTCCTTTAAACAAAGCAGTTCTTCTACTGGGGTCTTCAGGTAATAAGCTAGAATAACTGCTACATCATTAGGTAGGGTTCTAATACCTTGCTCGTAGTTACTTATCCTGCTCTTACTAAGCCTCCCTCCTGTAGCTCTAGATAGCTGTCCTAGAGTGATATCCATAGATTCTCTCACGGCTTTAAGCTTTCCTCCTACATGCTTATTGAAGTCACTAATTCTTTCAAGTTTCTTTTCTTCATTCATCATTGTTGTCACCTTTAAAGTTGACTAAGTCTTTATAATCTTCAAGCAATTCATGCATGTTATCATGCGGATTAATACAAAACCCCAAGTCGTCTAACGAAAAACAGATGTCGCTGCATTCCTCACAAAAATATTTATCTGCTAGTGGAATCTCCCCTTCCTCAGTGTATATCTTCAGCTCTATTTCTGTGGCAGGTATTTTAAACCGCTTCACCACGGAACAGATAGCGCCCACTTCTATCAGAGTGTTGCAGCTCATGCATCTCTGTCTTTTCTTTGTATTTAGGTTGGTGTAATTTTCAGGCTGATAAGCTACTGTTGTTCCCGGTTCTGGGTCAAAATCGCAGTAACACGATAGTCCCATAGATCTATTCCTCAGCTATTAAAAGGAGCCCCCACCACACGCACACCAGACAGAACAGATTGATTAAAAAACGTGCAGTGGGGGCATTGCTTGGCACCCCCGGTAGGATTCGAACCCACAACCTAAGGATTAGAACTCCTTTGCTCTATCCAGTTGAGCTACGGGGGCTGAAAATTAGACGTGGCCGTACTCTAATTTTTATTTTTTATTTATTGTGACACAATGAGAGTTTCTTTATTTGCTAATGGGTCTGGTTGTGCAAAATACCGTTGTTTCATCCTGTCTCTGTCCTTAGCAGTAGGATCAGGCAGCTCGTACGTACCTGTATGAGTACTATCGTACCTATCTTCCCAGAACCTAGGGTCCGTCACATGTTCCTTTAACCATGGTGTCACTGCTTCTAGCATCCTAGGTAGCATATGCGTCATCAGTCCTGGATGCCCAGAGATCCATTCAAGATCTTCGTAGACATGTCCCATCTCAGTATGAAGACGCTCGGTTGTCAAGTTTCTTAGTCGTTGTATATCCACAGTATATCTCCTTTACTTTGTTGTTGGTTAGTTGGTGGGCCAGGAAGGATTCGAACCTTCTATCTTCCGGTTATGAGCCGGTCGCGTATACCACTTATGCCTCTGGCCCTGATAAGCTTGGCGGATTCTATTATCTCATTGTTATGAAGATTGATCAGCTTCAACGTCAGAAATCGCTTTATCTACAACGTCTTCGATATGATCTCGCAAGTCGTCAGCGCTCATGCGTTCGCCAAGCAGATAGATCAAAGACTCAATCCGATCTAAGAGTTCGTCGTTTGTCTCATCAATCAACATAACAAGCTCCTTTATCTAGTGTATAGACGTAATAACACAGAGCTGCACTAGCTCTGAGCTACCGGCCCTGTGGAGTTTGGAGGGTTCTGTCTATCTCGCTGTTATGTGTCACGTTCTGCCTGGTACTCTGCAACAGTTTTGCCAAAATGCTGCTCTGCACATTCACGGCAATAAAAAACACCGCAATACAGACAGCGATAGGAGTATTTCATTCTGACCATCTTTAAGCACACACACCGAATCGATAGCACTTTCGACGGCATATTGTCGTTCTCTTGGGTTCTAATAAACCGCGCCTGGCTTTCCAATATCCCCGCCTGCGTGGTCTGTTCACCAATGTCTAAACACATAACAAGTCCTTCCAGTCGGGCGCTTCACTCGCTAGCGCTAGTTCTGCGACCCTGAGTTTTAGCGTTAACATCCGACATGCGAGCATAACGTTTTTGCCACTGGTCAGGTGCGAACGCAGTATCCGTGCATGGACATGTCGCGTTGCCGCATGAAACAAAGCCGCCCACATACGAAACGACGGGATCGTGATTGCAAAACGGACATGCCAACAAAGAGGTGGACGGCGACATGGAAACCGCATCGACCTCCTCGGTTGATTCGTTGTGTGTATCAGCGGTTTCCATGCGCGTCGCCTCCATCGTTAGCCGTCATGCCGAGCCGCATGGCTCGGCATAACCTACCTAGCCTTTATAGATCTCGAAAGCCCACGGAGTAAACCCAACCTTCACTTTGGCGCTCTGCTCAACCTTCTTACCCTTATAAACTCTAGTCCACACCTCATGAGGGTTAAGACCTTGAGTAAGGATACGCTTGATGTGAGCTTTAAACGCACGACGACTGGCCTTGGGGATGCTAAGAACTACCGAAGAACCGTCAGTCAGTACCGCTTCTGCCTCAATATACGGAGTGGGCTCTGGGGAGGGCGTGAATCCTTTCTGTCGCCACTCTTCAAACGTCTCACTCAAAGGCTTTCCACTGACATCAGTCTGCATATCGTAACTATAGACAGACTCTGCGTTAGCCTGACCATAGGCGATGCCGTTCGAGTAAAGGTACTTCGGCCTACTACCAAAACCGATCTGAGC